ATAGTTCCTTCTTGAATAACTCCTTGTCGCTCATCATGAGTGCTACAAATTCTGGTTTAATGCTCATTATTGCTGCGGTGGGGGTTGACCACCATCCTGTTGTTCCGGTTGAATTCCAAGAGACATCATCTGTTGTTGTTGCTCTACTTGCTTAATCAAAGCTTCCTGCTGTTCATTTGCAATTTGAGCATTGATTTCAATAATTTCTTCATCAGTTTGCTTGAGTATAGATTTACGAATGTATTCATCTGAATAATATCTGCCAACATACGGCGTAAGATTATTTAGCATATCCATTCTGTCACGCATGATGTCATTTTCTTTTAATTCGTTAAAGTATGAATCTTTATTAAACTTGAAAGTAATATCGTGCTGAATTTTACTCCACTCATCCTCTGTCATGATTCCTTTGAGAATCACTTGAGTCTTGAGCATGTCTACTAACATAGATGCAAAACGAAGACGAAGACGTTCTACGAACTTATAGAACTTAACTTCATCTCTTGTAATCTCAGCAGATCTTCCCATATTGAAACCAGATTCGGCTTCCAATCTAGAAATTGGAACATTAAGGGATCTATAGAGTTTCTTCTGTAGGTACATAACATCTTCCATCTCTCCAAGGTTTTGTCCCCCGTCGAGCGTGGTGATCTCAGTTCCTCTTCCACCTTCTCTACGAGGTAGCCAGTAATCTTCAAGCATGTGTTGATGATTTCTATCGTCTCGAATTTGACCAGTTGCAGAATCGTATGTAATCTTGTTACGATAGCGATTCATGATCTCTCGAAGATATTGTTCTGCTTTTTGCTTTGGCAAATTACCAACGTCAATATAGAAGATTCTACGCTCAGGAGCGCGAGAAATTCTATAGATTACTACTGCGTCTTCAATCTGGCGCAACATGTTAAGTGGACGTATGGCTTTTTGTAGATAACCAACCACACGCTTAGTTACAGAATCAACAACTCCGGAGTGTGCATATGTAACGCTATCTATTGTAAATTTATAACCAGAAGGCGTGGTTGGATACATTGCTTCTTTGTCGGTATCGACATAGACATAGTATTCTTCGATCTTCTTGATGAACGGAATAATTTGACCACCAGCAACTCTGGTTCTATCTTTTTCTATCTTACGAACCTTCTTGATCTTTATGGGATCAATTGGTATGAGAGAAATCAATCCACGTTGTGGGTTCTGTTTATCAATCTCTTTATAGTAAAACACTTTGCTATCAACATACCAACGGCGAAAAATCTCATGGCATTTGTTGGTGAAGTCTAGTAGCTTTAAAACATGGTTGTATTCATAATACATTTTTGTTTTAATTGTGTCTGGTAGATTGACGTAATCAAGATTCAATTTAACAGGCTTTCTATCTTCGCCCATTACAATTGTTTCGTTTACTATGTCCTCTACCGCAGCATCAACTTCTGAGTGTAAAACCATGCCGCGATACTGACCAATTAATTGATTCTCATCCCTAATGGAACCGGAGAAGTCGATGGATGTGCCAAAGACTCCTCCGGTTTCAAATGTGTATGAACCATCGTATGGTTCAGGAGTTACCGGAATCTGTGATGATTCCAGAGTTTTTTCATCCTGATCTTTTTTCTTTCCAAAACTAAAACCAAAGACTTCAATTGCCATAATATAATTATCGTTTCTTTGTTAACCTATTGTGTAGTGAGTGTATGCAATTTGCACAGTAAATGTTCCAAGTTGATTTGCTGCATTCATATCTAGGGTTAGTGGACCAACCTGTACAGGCCATGCATTCTTAATACGAACTGTTCTGAGAGTAACATCTGAATTATGATCTAAAAGATCACATGTGATTTCCTTACATAAAGCCACTTGTTGTCTTCTATCTGCAGCTAGGTTCGATTCATGGTTATTAAACTGTTCAGACCAGTTATGAAATAATCCCCAAGTATCTTTTGGTGTGGTGTCATCCATGACGGTTATATTCCACTCATTATAAGTTCTATCGCCTGCAAATTTGTAAACACGACCACGGAAAGGAATTGGAATAATTCCAACTATACTCTCTGGTAGAGTTGTGGCGATACAGTGTGTATCAAAAAACAATGCTCCACCAGCACTGGGTCCTGCTGCTCCTACCCCCGCAGGTAGAGCGCCAGTTATTCTAAATCTATTAGGACGAGTTCCTCCATAGAACTCACGAGTAAAATTATCGAGGCTATGAATTGACATTTATTTCTCCCTTTTATTATAATACAGCGTCTGTATTTATGTTGGTGATGACAAGTTTAACATAATTGATGGACTTGGTTGGTTTAATGAACACATCTGCAACAAATTGATTTGCATCAATAATTGCTCCTGGATTATTTGATTCGTCACATACAACTTTGAATCCATATAAACCACGACCATCTTGAATTTGCTGTAAGAAACCTCTAGAAGCATTTACAAACAAGTTTCTGGTTATTTCATCATTAACTTCAAAGAGAACACCAAAAGCAGTTCTACCAAGAGTTTTCTTGATATAGTTGATTAGACGAACAACATTAATTCTCGTAAGAGTAGAAGTTGCGGTAGGTTCTCTGGTTATGTCTCCGAACAAGAATGTACCAGATCCAGCAATACCAATTATCGAATTAACTTTTGCAGTGTACAAATTATCTTGTTCAGTTGCAGATGGATTTTTCTTGAGTCTTATAGTATTCAAGATACGACCTCTGCGAGTTCCTGCAGGAGAGAACCATTGTTGTGATTCTCTATCGGTTCTAACCAAGCAACCAGCAACATCTGATGCGAGTGGAATATCGACATAATTCTCTACACCAGTATTTGAAAGTCCTAGTGCTACTTTTTCACCACCAACTAACATTATATTGTTAGAACTGTATGAAGTGGTTGCTGGCACCATCTGAGTATCAGTCAATCCACTGGGGACACTTCCACCAGTGTAACCTTCATAAGTCACACCAATAATACCAACTAAATCAGTTCTTTGAGTACACATAGCATTAACCCAATTACCATGAGTTGAAGTCATACTTGCGGTGAATACTGAATCTAGAACAAGAGTTTCGTCGTATAGATTGGTGAGATCGTTGGTGATGCGTAGCAAACCACCATAGAGAAGGTAATTATATGCAGAATACCAGTCAGTCTTCCACGGGCCAGTTGGACCGTCGCCTGCTGTTCCACCAAAAGTACTTCCGTTGAGTTTAGAAACCCAAGAACCAACAGATTCTACTGTCATGTACTTATTAGCTACATCTAAAGTTACTCCGAATATAGTAACTAAATTCGGAACACCTGAACCGTAATTACTATACATCGCAGAAACGTGGGTTCCAGAATCTTCTCCAGTTGCAACTATAAATGAATTGTCAACTATACTTACTGTAACATTTGGTCTTACTGCCATTTTTTTATTCTCCTAGAGATGTGGTTTACTCTAGGGTTATTTATCAAAATAGATTTTTAGAAGAATCTACGTTCCATAAGTCATTTCCGTCCGTAAATGTCTTCATGCTATCCTCATCGTGGGTGGTAATAAACCCAAACGGAGCCAAATCTTCTTCTAGCTGTTGTATCTCGTTTTTATATAGAGCAAGTCGAGTATCCAGATTAGTTAATTCCTTGAAATATGGCTGACAAGAAAGCCATGCAAACATCACCAGAGACATGACAAGATCGTCTGTGTGTCCATCCTCTGCCGCAAAACTTTGAGACTTGCTGACAAACGACATCAGCTCTGTCAGAATGTCATAGTCTTCCAGCAGTAATTTATCCTGTTCGATTAGGTTTTTGAGAACCGAACATCCAATTCTTTTGACTTGACTAGTGGTTCTGATACCAAAGGTGCTTTCACCCCTACCGAACCCTCCGGTGACAACCTGACCCTTTCTACCCTTCATAGAAGACATCAGGACATGCTCGTACTCAAGATCAGAATGTAGAATATCTGCAACCTGTCCACCGATGTCATTGATTTCAATGAACAGATATGCTTTGTTATATTTGTATCCGGCTTTTTCTATAACTGTAGGAAAAAGCATGGGAGATATCAGATTATTCCTAAACTTACACACCAATCGGTATGGAGATGCGGTTGCGTCAATTACCGAAAATGCGCTATAGTCTTTTCCCTGTCCTCTTGCGGTGTCAACTGTAATGAAATATAAATGATCTTCTATTGGTTCTTCGTATACAGTAAGACCATCTCTTGTTAAATATAGAGGTTCTTTCCATGCCATTACATTTAGTTTAGAAGTTGATATTAAAGTATTAGAAGATCCTAAGAAGTTACACTCAAACTCAGACTCGAATTGCTTTTCCGATGTCTGTTTGATCATCTCCTCTTTCCACTTTTCATCTCTAAGCAT